AACAGACAGCGGCCGCACGGGCGGTGGCGGGCGCCGGCGGCTTGTCGTTTGTCGAGTGGAGGATTGCTGCTGTTGCTGCTGTCGCCTCACTGGGGACTGGGTTCGTTGACTGACCTGGGGCGCGGTGTAGCTGGAAATGCCGCCGGTTTCTAGCTCCTCTCCGTTGCCACTCGGGCAGCTGTCGCGATAGGAGCCATCCGGACATTTCACCTGGGCAAGTGCCGACAAGGGCAGCAGCAAAAGGGCGATGGCGATGATCTTCATCCTGACCTCCATGTGGAATAGCTAAAACAGCATATCCCATCAGCTCCTGTGAATGGAGTCACCACTTGCCCTTTGGGCAGTGCACCTCGCCATAGCCGGGTATCCGCTTGAATCGAGTACGTGACGCCAGCGGGCAGCCGCAGGCGCCGCAGCGGGCCACGTCCCGCCCGGCGATGCGCGAGACAATCGCGTGCTCGCAGCCCTCGCAGATCTCCAGTCGTCGCAAGCGCTCTTCGGGCGAGGCCTCGACGCGGGCGCGGGCACGGGCGATGAGGCCGCGCGGTGTGGTGCGTTGTTGGCTCATGGGGATTCCTATCGGCTGCTGCTGATGGCGGATGATGCACCGCTCAGGGCATTGACCAGTTGTTTGACGAATGCGTCATCACCTTCGACGGCGCCTTCGGTGCTGCCGTTTTCGCCGACGACCTTGATGGTCACGGCGCCGCGATCCTTGGCGCCGGCGGGGCTACCGCTCACCTGGCTGACGCTGCGCTGAATCTTGTCGACGCCTTGAGAGCTGGCGGGCGGATAGTTGATCACGCTAGATTCGCCAACGCGGAACGCCGACTGCTCGAAGCGGGCGCGGGCGCGCTCTTCGACCGTGTCGCCGCCGGCCGTGATGTTGTAGCGAGGATCGCTGCCCATGCCGGCCGCGGCCGCCATTGCCTGGGCGCTTCGCACGGCGGTATCGCCGAAGGTCTGCACGGCGCGTGTGGCATCCTTGGTGGTATCGGTCTGGTCATCGGTCGCGTCGGCGTTGTCGTTGGCGGCGTCGGTGGTTCGCTGCAACCCCTCGGCCACGGCATCCACCGCCGCCAGGGCCGTGGGGTTAACCATCCCCACGCCGGTACCGCCGAGAGTGGGGGCGTCGGCCCTGGACGCATCTATCGAGTCGCGGAAGCCCTCGCTGGCCATGGGCGCCGTTAGGATGTCCTGCATATCCTGGCGGGCGATCTCTCCCGCCCCTTCGAGCAGCTTGATCTGGCGCTGCAAGTCCCTGACAGCGCCGGTCTGCTCGACCAGCCCCAGGTCGAGGCCGGGTATGCGATTCATCTGCTCGATCAGGGCGTTGACCGCATCGATCGGGCCGGAGTAGATCGTCTCGGCGACATTCAGCATCAACCGCTGGCTTTCGATTGCCCACAACGCAATGACCCGCCCGGCAAGCTGAAAGACCCGATTCACGCCATCACCGGCATCGATGACGAACAGCAGGCCGTTAACGGTGCTGTCGACCATGTCGCCGATGTCGTCACGGAATCCGGCGGTGGCTCGGCCGGCTTCCAGGAATTGATTTGTTATGCCCCTGAGTGGGTCCGCCACTGAGATTGCCAGGCTGGTTTTGATCGGCTCCAACAGGCGCGGAATTCGCGAGATGGCATCATTAGCTGCCTCGACTTTGCCGGCATCCACGCGGGAGAGCGAGAGGCCATATTCGTCCACCTCGGCAACTGCGGCGCGGATGGCGTCGCCGCCCTCCTCGAACAGGTTGACCATGTCGCGGCCACCGCTCATCAATCGGTCGGCAATTGATGTGCGCTCAGCAGCTGAGCCAACCTGAGAAATCCGCTCGGCAATCAGCGCCAGTTGCTCGGGTAGCGGCAGGTTAACGAGTTCTTTGGCCTCGAGGCCGAGCGCTTCGTAGGCCTTCTGCGCCTCGCCGGTACCGCGCGCTGCATCGCCCAGGCGCTTGGTATAGGATGCCAGGCTACTCTCTAGCCGGCCCTGCTCGATGCCGAAGTCGCTGGCGGCGATCTGTACCGCTCGCAGGTCGTCGATGGTGGAGCCGAGCCGCGCGGATGTTTTTGCCTGGCTATCGATGAACTGCTGACCCTGCACGGTGAGCGTGGTCAGCCCGGCCGCCGCGACCGCAGCAGCCCCGGCAAACGCCTTTCCGACGACGCGTAAATCCTTCTGCACTTGGCGTCGCCATTTCTTTGAGCTGCGCTCCGCCTTGTTCATACCCTGCACCCAGCCACCGGTCTTGGTGACTAGATCGAGGGTAAGCTGACCGAGGCTGCGTGTACTCATGAGCTATGGTCTCCGTTCATTGCCAGCGCTCCATTGCCTGTTCCAGCGAGATCGGTGGTTCGTCCTCGAATGGCAGGAAGTCCCAAAGTGCGTGGGGGGTTGCGCCCTTCTTCTGATGGGTGTTGACGTAGAGCAGAGCCAGCAATGCGGCCTGGCGATCGCCGCGCAAGCCGGGGTTCAAACTGCCGCGCTTGCGGCGGTAGGCCGCCCAGCGGGTCAATTCGGCGTAGCTCAGGCGGGATTTTGCTTCTTCAATGGTTCGGCCGCCGATGCCGTTGAGGACGAGTTCGTGCCAGAGCTCGTCGTCGTCACTGAGCGGCTCTTGCTCTTTCCCAGGCCGTTGACCTCGCCGATCACCGCGAGCAGCGCCAGCGTCAGGTTGCGATGCAGCGCGCCGCGCTCGGGGTCGGCCTCGCCGGTGATGTCCTGGGGCGTGAACACCGGCTTGCCCTTGTCGTCAACGATACAGGCGGCGATGCGCCCGGCGATGCCATCCATTCGCCCGTGGGCGGCCTCCACGTCATGCACCGCGGCGTGGTAGCTCAAGCGGCGTACGTAGACGGTGGCGGTGTATTCCTCGCCATCGCTCTCCCAGGTGATCTCACGCGGCAGCGGGGCGCCGGTGAAGGCGCCCTGCTGCGTGAGGCTTTCAAGACTCAGGTTGCCCATTTACGCGGCTCCCTTCTTGGTCCAGTCCAGGCCGCCGGCGCGCTGAATACCGACCTCGGTGGCGACGGTGGCGTTGCCCTGGAAGTCGAACGGGAAGTCCGACACGTAGGCCCGGTAGGTGCACCAGGTGCGGGTGGTGGGTAGCGTCCACTCGCCGGCGGTAAAGGTCGGCTCCTCGGTGCCATCGCTCCAGCCAATCGCCCAATCGAGCGTCGGCGGCGGGCTGGTCTCGCTGAGCGTGTGCAGCGTGGTGTGACTACCCTCAGTGGGTTCGACGTTGAGCGACATGCTGCCCTGACCAGGGTCGCGCAGGCCAGCGCGGTACTGCATATAGAGCAGGTCCTCGAGGGTGGTAACGTCGATCTGGCTTGCCGGGGCGCTGCCCGGGTTTAGAGAGGTGACTTTTGTCAGCTGTACGACCGTGGGTGTGCCGCTGCCGGGATCAACAAAGAAGACATGGGTGCCTTGGGCCAGTACGGACATGGGTGGTGCTCCTTCTTACGGCGTGAAAAATCCCGCGCGTGGCGGGCGGAGGGTTAATGGCGGGTCGTCAGCGCTGCACGTACCAGCTCAAATCGAAGTTGGTGTGTTTGTTGCCGGTGCCGGTGTCGGTGTCCTGGTCGCCCCAGCGCACGATGTGCGCGTGTGGCTCGATGGCATCGCGCAGCGCCACGGTCACCGCGATGGCATCGCTGCCGATGCTGGCGTATACGTCAACCTGCAGCATCCATCTGTCAATGTCCGGGACGCCGGTAATGTAGTTTTCCGGGCCGCCGGTGATGTTTCGCCAAACGGCATAGGGTAGCGACACGCCCTGGGGCGCTTCGCCGAACGGGTATAGCCGGGTGGGCGCAGTGCCAAGCAGCGCGGTCACCACGGGGTCGGCGACGCAAACGGGGAATATCGGTGGCTGCATTCGCTACCTCACTTTGGCTTTATCGGCGCGGCCGACGGCCCGCGTGATGACCTTGTCGAATTGCTTGACGAATTCGTCAGTAGCCGGATCGACTGACGATTCCATTGCGGGCCGCATGAACGGCTGCGCGGCCATCTTCTCAGTGCCGAATTCCAGGAAGCGCCAATAGTATGTGTCACCGCCTGGGTTGCTGGCATTCTTGCGCTTCGATACCGAGCCACCACGGATGCCGACGCTGAACTTGAGGTCGCCGGACTCGCGCATATGCCGGGTGTCGGCGCGCACCACCACGTTCTTGGCGATGTTGGTGGGGGTTTTAGGGTCGTCGACCTTTTCGGCCCCGACTTTTACCGCGTCACGAACCACGTTCGCCGCCTTGCGCAGCGCGAAGCGGGTGCCCTTCTTGCGCGGCTCGACTTCCAGCGCCTTGAGCTTGCCGAGCACGGCATCGAGCCCTTGGATCTCGCCGCCCATGGTTGCACTGGCCATAATTGCCCCCGTTATTATAGCAGATCGTCCTGCGGCATCTTCTTCATGCCCTGTCGAGCGCCGAATTGTGTAATAGTATACTTATCACCGTTAAGCTCTACTTGATGTTGTTTGCGCATATTTACTCCTTAGTTGTTAACTTAGTTCTTAAACCGGCTCTTCCATCGGCACAGATGTAAGGCCAAGCGTCTCGATATGATCCTGAGCGCTGTCAAGCCTTCCACCGATGACCACCGCAATGATGTCAGGAGCCGCTGGCAGGTCATTGATCGAGAGCATCGCTTGTGCCTGTGTCGCAGCGTTGATGTCCATCTCGGGGGCGTGGTCGGGTGCTTGT